ACGCCCACCTATAACAAAGTTTAGATACTGGTTATAGCTTAGCATTTTTTGTGGATTGTACCATTTTTCTTCGATAAAAATCACTCCTTTCTATTTCATTATATCATACTTTTAAAAATTCGGATTGTTTTTCTTGATGTCAAACAAAATATTATCATCTTTATTTGCTGAATAGTTCCAGATTCTAACACCAGATTGAAAAATAGCTTGAATTGCGTTCATGTGTGATTGATTGGCTCTTAGGTTTCCAAGGTTAACATTTATCATCTTGATGTAGTTAAACCGCTTTCTAGCTTTCATAACGCTTAAGGCATTATTAGAAAAGATATTGACAAGCACCCCATAACATTTGATGTACTCGTTTGCTCGTCCTAAAATTTCTTTTTGAGCTATTGATACTTTCCAATAGACGTCTGTCAATAAATGCCCACTTTGGAAAGATAAGTCATTCCCAATCTGTTGGACGCTGATAGGCTGATTCTGTAAGTCTGCCATGCTAGCGTTGTAAGCTCTGATTGACTGGTCTAGGGCGATTTTTGCTTTCATGTTATTAAGGGCATTTGATTGAGATTTCAAAGCGTTGTTTGTATCTGTAAACCCTTGCTCAACTAGTTTATTATTGTATTCACGGTTAGCATTGAAAACTTTCATACCTCCAGACGCTAGCCCACTGATAGCGCCCCCAAGGTTTCCGCTTAGCAAGTTCCCAGCCACGTTTAGAACTCCACTAGCACCCTCTGTCCATTGATTGATGTTAGCAGAATCCACGGCAAATTGAGCGTTATAGCTAGCCTGTGAGTTAGCGGTTGCTACCTGTTTATTTGACAAGTCTACGCTTTGTTTAAGCATTTCCCTATTTTCTTTAAAGGTCAGCTGAGTATGCTCCATTTGGTTCTTATGGGTCTGAATGTAACTAGCTTCAGCGTCATTTAAAATAGCGATGTTTTTCCCTGTCACGTCATTAAGCCCATACTTAAAATGTTCAGGGTTGTATTCTGTCCATGTTTTCGTATCAATATTTTCTAAAATATTCTTATCTGCATAGCTTAGGTTGTTAGCGTTGTTATACTCTAAAAAGTTAATGTGTACTTGGTTATTATCTCCAAGGCTACCATTCACAATGACTTTATACTTGTGACCCGTGTCAAGGGTTCTAGGTAGGTACTGCGGTTGATAAACGTAGCTGTTCCCGTAAATATCGTACAATTCCACTTCAGTAAATTCACTATTTAACAACTGTACTTCTATTTCTAGGTCAGATTTTCCAGTGTAAGCTCGTAAGCTGTCTTGTATCTGGTTGTAGGCAATTTCTAACAAGTTAGGGATTTCATAAACATTAGGACGATAGTCAAAGAATCCGTTTACTTCTATTAGAAGGGCTTCCACGTCAAAGGCTGTTTTTGTGTAGTCCCCATTTCCAAGTTGTCTGTCTCCAGTGTCCCCTGTGATTTCTCCGATGTCCCCACCAGCTACCACTTCAGGAGGGTAGATAATGCTTTCAATGTTATCTACTGTGTCTATACCTGTTCGTTCCGTAGTGTAACCACTCCAAGCATAGTTTTGCTCAATAACATCATAGCTTGAGCCATTAACTGCTGAAATAACGGCTGTATGCCCCCAGATATTGCTACTAGTTGGCTTATAGTTTACGATACATCCAACCCTTAAATCAGAGAAAGAAGGGTCAAAACGTACCTTCCAGCCTACGGCGTCCCAGTTATAATCACCCCCGATGTTGCTGGCACTCATTCCTCTTTGTGTATCGCTTCCACTGGCTTGGCGCCCGTTTCCGTCAGGGTTCGGGGTGTTAATACCTCCCCCGATGTTACACCCACCCAAAAGCTGAGAATATAAAGCGACTAGCCCGTAGCACTGCCCAGAGCCTATGCTAGTCCCTACCCTTGATTTAATTTCATTAAGGGCTTTTAGTGTTTGTGTTGCTTCAGTCATAATTTATACCTTTCCTAACTCATCTTGAACCGTTGAGAGCCATGCATTCGCTTGCTCAATTCGTTCAGCTTCCTTGTATTCTACACCTTCCCAGTTGTTCATAAAATCGCTTGCATTTGCATTTGCGCTTGCCGATGAACTAGCTACACGTCTAAAAGTGTCAGCTCTACTTTCTTCATTCATAAAGTTAAATTGTAGGTTAAAGTCCCAAACAGACTGTCCTTTCTCTTTTGCGTAGGCGATAAGGGCTTCACATCTTGGGCCTGTCCATTGTCCAATTCCCATACCTATCCAGTGCTGACCGTCTGACCCTCTATAACCAGCTTCATTTAGTGATATAGTGTACAATCCAGCAAAAGCGCCCCAGCTTCCTACAAGATTCTCAGCCGTTGGAAGGGTTGCCATTTTGTCATACTCGTAACCTGTTGCATAGTCAGCCTCATATTTCTTAGCTGTGACGTTGCTTTCTGCTGAAAAGTTCCCGATGATTCCAGCAATACCCGTTGCTGTTGCGTCTGGTACTAGCTTCTTAATAATTCGGGTTACTAGTCTAACTCTACTTTCTTCGGTTGAGATGTCCCCAGTCTCGGACGTGCTAGAGCTTCCACCGCTTGAGCTTCCCGATGGTCTATAATTACGCTGATTTTTGCTTCCAATCTCTGCCACTTCTCCGTTGATATGTGACAAGATTTCTATATAGGTCTTATCCCCTATCGTTGTCTCTTTGTATTTTACCCCGATGTCACGGCTTAGATACATATTGACAATCTGGTTTACTGTACTTGCACCCGTGATACTACTTTGAGTTAAGCCAAACAAATGTTTGTAAAGGTTTTCAAGCGCAAAACTATCATATTTTTTACCTCGAAGGATAAAAGGCTTAGACGCTCCACTTCTTAAACTTACAGGGATAAAAAAGTATTTAAAGGTTTTTTGCATACCTGAAAAAGTCATATTGACGGGTCTATTGGCTTTGGTTGTCATTTTGATGGTAGGCTTAGCAACGACTACAAGCCACTCTGTATCTATTCCAACCTCTCCAGCTCTCGTTGCGTACTTAGTACCCACTGAAAAACCTTGCTGACTATCTCTTAGCGCCCATAACTCATTAGGCATGGTCTGCTGTTCTACTTGACCAATTACGTTTAGCGCCTTTAGTTCGTGCTGGTAGGTGTTCCATACGTCCACCTCGTAGATAATACGGGTAGCGTCTTCATTAACGTATAGTACATCAAAGACAAAAGCGTAGTAAGTCCGTCCGTTGTTAATAAAGCGCATATAGGTTACATTTTCATATTTTTCTACTCGTCCAGATACTACAATAGAGCCGTTTCTTTGGGTATATTGAAATTTGTCATACTCGTACACAATCTCTATATGAGGGTTCTTTTTAGTAAAAAAATCCTCCATGGCGTCCCTTGTCTCAAAATTTATGACATTAGCATAATCATTCTTAAAAGGGCTTTTTGCATATAACCAGATTTTAGTTGATTCCTTCATTTATTACTCCTTTAAAAATAGGAGGGCTAAAACCCTCCCTTACTGCTGACCTATCTGACCTTGCCCCAGCCATTGACCCAACTTTCTGATTCTGTGAGGGGCGCTGACTGATTTACCTACTGCTGTTGTAGGTTGACCGCTCACGTCTTTCCAGCCGTCTTTACGCTGTTTGAAGAAACCGCTTTGACGGTTCAAGGTCTTAAAGACTCCAGCTTTACGGATAGCCCACGGTTTAATAGCTTTTTTAAAATTATTATATAGGAAGATTCCCACATAAAAGTTGTTGTTTTCAAATTCTCCGTTTGGATAGGTAACATTGATATTTAAGGCACTAGCACTAGAGCGTTCCTCTGGTGCAACTGTGACCGTAAATTCTTGAGCCACTTCATCGTTCTTAATCACTTCATCGGTTGTATATCCACTAAAGCTCCATACGGTTTTACCGTTTACTTTAATATCGTAGTTAACACGATACCCAGCATTTGAGCTAACCCGTTTACTCCACCAGAAAAGAGCCTTTACTCTGATTTTTGCTGTAATAGAGTTATCGGGGTTCGTTCGTTCTTCAATGACTTCCACGGATTGACCCCAAAAGCGCATAGAAGCCCAGATTGACGGGTCACGATGTCCATATTGTATATAGGTTGTGTTCCCGTTTGTCATATAACCGTAGTCTGTATCAGCATTTGAGAACTGCCAAGCGTTAGCATAGGCTTCCGTCCAGCCTGGCACTCCAGTACCAAAATTTTCGATTTTAGCATTGGTACTGGTTGAAAATTTTAATTCTAAAGCCATCAAATACCTCCTGAAAGGTCATTTTCTGTACTTCCGTTGTTAGTCCTGATAAAGCTGTTTCCGTCTGGTGTACCGCCAAAGATATTGATATTACCTGTAGCAATGTTGCGACCGTCTTTAAAGTCCCCTTTAAGTCCACCAGCCCAAGCGCCTGATTTTTCAAGATTTGAAATCAATTTTGTTAATGTATCTTTTAAATCGTTGTTTTTGGTTGCTTGGTCTTGGATTTGTCTTTGTAGGTCTTCTTTATCTCGTTGTCTGGCTTCTTTTTCTTGTTCCAGCTTTTCTTTTAAGCTGTTGATTTCACGGATTCGCTCTTGTTTTTCCGTTTCAAGTTTTTCATTGATTCGGGTTTCAAGAGCTTGTAAATCTCGCTCAATCTTTTCTTTCAAGTTTCGGATTTGTTCATCAATATAAGGCTTGATAACTCGTTCATAATACTTGTCAGCCTTACCAGTGAACCATCTATCAGCTTCAGCGCTTTCCATGTAGCGTTTAATCAAAAGTGGTACAAGGTTTTCAAGTAGCTCTGTAAGAGCGTTCTTAAAATCTTCAAACTCGCTTTCTAAAGCTACAAAATCATCAAGCAACTGCTTAAATGCACGCTGTAACCATGCTAAAAGCTCGTAAATAGAGTTAGCATTATCAAAGCTGGTAGGAATGGAAGGGATAAGCCCCCAACGTTCCACCCAGTAAGAAGAATAGCGCCCACGGTAAGCACGAAAAAACTCGTCTCTAAATTCTTCGGGATTCATGTTTTAAAATCCTTTCTTATAAGTGGTCATAACCTTCATCAAAAGGCTTTGGTACGTTTCCGCTTGTAGGTAATAAGGTATCGTTTACATCATCATAGGTTTCTGATAATGTATTAAGTAGCAAAGTTGGTGTAACAGTTGTACCGCAATAGTCAACTCCTGAAATAACAACATTAGTAGCATTTTTGAAAAATAGCTCAATTTGGAAACCATCAGAAGATGGTGTGATTCTAACAATCACATTGTCTGATAGTTTTTTAGTAGTTTGATTGTTATTTAGTGGAATATAAATAAAATGGTTTTCATATTGTCCATCATGTTCTGTTGAAAGAACCAGTGTACTATACCTCAATTTTGAGCCACTGATACTATATTCAGCGCTTAGAACTTCACTAGCTTCTAAATCATATTGTAAAGCTGTTGGAGTTTTAGGAGGGATAGTTTTTAAAATCTCCGTTTTAGTGTTTTCTACTAGCTCCTTAACCTTGCTGTCATTAAGTGTTAGCGTATCGCCTGACTTGTCAACGGTTACAAGCTCTCCACCGTTCAATGTGATAGGGGTAGCGGTTGCACCTGTACCGCTTCCAGCACCACTGCCAATCTCTTTCTTTAATTCAGTAGCTTTTGTTTCAATAAGCTCTTTTACTTTTGTATCGTTGAGGGTCAAGCCTTCAGACGTTTTGTCAACGGTTACAAGTTCCCCACCAGATAGTGGAAAATGTGAAAGGTCTTGATTTAAAGTAGCCGTTTTGGTTTGGTTAGGCGCTTCCCCTGTGGTTGTATGAGCAATGTCAAGATAAGGGACGGCTGAAACTAGTTCATTCACTTTGTCCTTATCAGCGTTCAAAATAAGGCTTGTATCTCCTTTATTATCCTGTTTTAAATCAGCGAGTTCTTGCTTGCCTTCAATCGTTAGGCTCTCAACTCCTTGATGTCGTTGAAATTTAATAAGTGAGTGAATCCCTTGAACTTTTTTAGTTGTTTTTGCCATTTGTTTTCTCCTTGTTAGTGGTATTTTCAATTTTGATTGAGTTTGGATAAAGTTCTTTCAAGGCTTCCAAGTATTCTAGAAAACGTAAAAGTAAAATATCTTTACGTCCTAACTTTTTTTTGTTAGCAATTAAAAGTGTGTAGCCGTTATGCTTTTTGTATTTCTCTAACTGGTCTTTAAATGTTAAATAGATACAATCACAAACTGTTGAAACACGGGCACAAGACTGGTCTGTATCGTCTCCATGTCCCATGACTTCAATGTTTAGTGTATCGGGTGTTTCCGATAGGTTAATAATTATCATAAATGTTCATGTCCTCTTTCTGCTGTCATGATGGTTCTCTGTATTCCTTTTCTATCATTTGTAACATGGATGTCAAAGGTTGCCCAATCGTCCAGAAATTGCTGACCGTGAATAGTAACCCGTCCATCTTTAAAACCTGATAGCGCCATCTGATAGTTAGGGGTAACAATAACCCCATTGTCCCAATGGGTCAACTCGTTCACTAGTGGAATCCGTGAAAAATAATTGTTATCATCTATCACTTTACCAAAGCCTTTAAGCTTGCTCTTACTGTTGAGCTTTTCAAGACTATAATAAGCGCCTACAATCTTAAATCGGATATATAGAAGGGCTTTAATAGATAGTAAAGGCTGATAGCTCTTTCTTATCGTCCAGAAGGTTTCATCTTCAATACTTTCAAAATGATAGCTGATAGGCTTTAGCTTTAGCCATAGCTTGGACAAGTCACCTAGTCGCTTACTTGCTGACTTGATAAAGTATAAGCCATCTTCAGAATAGGCAAAATCCTGAAAACTGAAAAGCGTGATTTCTTCTAACATACTATCATATTTTAGTATTTTAGCATTTGATAAATCTTTCATCTATACCCTTTCTAAAACACTTGTAAAAATAGCTTATCACAAATGTTAAAAATCTGAAATTGAATGTCTTTCAATTCTGCGTTATTTTGTAAGCGCTCTGCAAGGCTTGAACCACTCCAGCCTGAGACATTGCTTTTTGTATCAGCGTTGTTTTTCTGGTGATTTTCTACCAAGTTGTCAGCGTATTCAATCACTCCGTAGCGCTCAGTAAATACAATTTCCTTGCGCTCCTGTGGTGTGGTGTTGGCTATCTGTAATGCTTGCCCATCTGCTTTTTGATTTCCGACTGTATCAATGTTCATGGATTGATTTAATTCCTTGATGGTCTTGTTTCTGATTTCTGCAAGATACTTGAATAGATTAAAACACTCATTGTTTAGGACTTCTTCAAGTGCAATCTGAAAGCGTGCAAAAGTCTCAAGCCCTATCTCCCTGTTGTAAAAGTGCTTACAAAATTCTTTCTTGAAATTTTCTGAAACACCGTCTACTAGGTGCATATCCTTAAAAAGCTCATTATAAGTACCATCTATAATAGTATTATAATGTAGAAAATCGCCGTTTTCATCAACTGCCAACCCGTCTAGTTTTCCTGTTACGGGGTTTCTGTATCGGGATTTTAGAAAGGTTGCGATGGTTGCTGTAGTGTTATTCTGGGTCAAAGACTGCACCCCCTTGCTCTGCAATGTCTAGCGCTACTTTGTCAAGGTTGAATTGCTGAATAGTTTCAGCTGGCTTGACGGAAATTTCTAGCCCGTAACATTTATTGATAAGGTCAACCGCTTTTCTGCGTGACTTCCAGCCGACTTCGATATTCGCTGAGATAACGCCATTATTAGAAATAGCTTCAGATACTACTAACCGCTCTTTCTTATCTGAGGGGTTGTTATTGATACCAATAAAAGTAAGTAGTTGATTCATAACCCGTAACTTTTCATCATGCAACTTGTCCAGTAGAAAAGGTGCGTCCGTCCTGAATACTTGGATGTAGTCCGATAATTGCTTAAAGCTATCCTGTCCGTCTTGGTCTTTCTGCTTGTTCAAATAAACCACTGGCTCAAAATTCGCAATCTTATTAAAGATATTTTTCATAGATAACACGCTATTGTTGTCTACAAAGATAAAATAGGGCGTTATCTGTGCATTTCTATTAAGCTGAATAGTTAACTCAATATCAGCCAATTTCTCACAAAATAACTCAAGATAACCAATATAGGGTTCATAGAAATTATTGTTAGGAATCACAATACAAGGTTTTTTGATTTTATCGGGGTTGTCCTTGTGTAAGGTTTCAATCACGTTAAAATCATTTTCTGTATAGGCTATCTCC